CCCCCGCCGCCACAATATGACTTGCCCCAATCCAAAAGGGAGTACCATTATCCCTTGCTGTCCCCGCAATATCCACGGTAACACCAGAGCCATAGAGATTTTCACCGTCATCAACAATGGCAAGGTTAGTTCCGTCACCCGCTGAATCTAAGCGGTAATCATCAGTAGCATAACCCTTGAATACTGAATTTGTGTGAAGGTCTTTGCTATCATAAGTGTTATCAGGACTTGTGGCATCTTCAGCGAGGTTTTTGGAGTGGGTGCCCCAACCACCACCATCGTCGAGGTAATCACTCCCTCCTGTATTAGCTTGGGCAAGATTGTTTTTGAAAGTCAGGGTACCTCTAACAGAACCATCATTTTGCCAGAAATTATTTTTGTTTTTTATAGATGTGTTATTGGCCCAATATTTAGTCGTTGTATATATATAAAGGGCCATCCCGTAACCATCACCGGTTGAACCACTGGCACCGTAAACTATATTATTTGTAACTCTTGTGTTTGTTGCAAAAACATAGTCGTATACCCCCCGGTCAGTATCTCCGTCACATTTTATCAAAACTCGATTAACAGTTAAAAGACCATCATCTCCACCATTGTCGAGATAAATACCAGTATTATTTGCTCCAGACGCATCGAGTGCTAATTTTGATATTTCAGCCTTAGCCAAATCTCCGTCGCTGGTTTCGTGAAGCTTCATCTCCACATTTGTACCAAAATTTATCCGCGCACCATTTCCGTAGACAGCGCCAGTATGTTCATCACCTGATTCAGCGGTCAAAAATAAGGTATGCGTGTTTGTGTCTGTGTCAAAAATAACTGATGCCGCTATTGCTGATTCTTCATCTAAATGCAGGCCATGCAAGTCTCCGGTGAGTTGAGCAGCAATGTCGGCTTCAAATGCTGTGACCGTGGCATAGTCCGGCCCCACACCAGCACCGATGGTAAAGCCACCGTCTGTACCATCACCAGCACCGTCAGTGGCGATTGAACCTGAAATGTTAGTGTAATCAGAAGGAAGGCGGGTTTTGACACCTTCATGGAATAGATATTGAGTGACATCTCTGTCGGTATAAATTATCCCTTCTTTTGACTTGTTATAAATATCATCAAAAATAGACTTTGTAATAAGTCCTTGATCTAAGAAATACTTATAATCAAAAAACCAGTCCCTTATCCTTTGTGGCTTTGTCTTTTCATCATAACCTATGTCCCAGGGATATAGCCCTTTGCCATCAGCAACAGAGAGATACTTTTTAAGTTCAAGGACAGACTTAGCCGTGGACTTCCAGTCAGTAGATCCCCTGACTTTCCAGAAGTCTTTTCCATCCTCGATGATACAGAAATGTCTTGTGTCCTTAACCCTGTACGTACCAGTCGGACGTATATCGACAAGCTGGCAGTCAGTCCAATAACTTAGACGTTCTGCCAGGTCTAAGGACGGTTTTTTATTACCTACTTTAAATAACCATTGCATTATTTACATATCCAAGGTGTATTTATTCTGCCGAAAAGCCAAAGCCAGAAGGAACGCCAGGTACATCGGCATTAAAAGATTTATTATTTAAAATTAATCGAATTGCTTGCTAAGGTAAGCTCATGCTTCTTAGAAAAGCTGGTTCGTACCAAAATTAGAAGCAACTCATGCTACTTGTCTTAATTTATTAACTCTCTTTTCATACTCCTCTGTTGGAATATTTATCTGTTGTGATTCAGCTGCTGCTCTTTGAGAGGATACAAGTAAAGCATCACTAAAAGACTTACATCCTATTGTTTTCATATGATCAGTTATTATTCCAAAATGAGTATATAATTTATAACCTAAAGCCTGACATTGCTGAGCAAATACGAAATCTTCACTATACTCTACAGTTCCATCCTTATGATAAGTAAAATAAAACGGCCTCTCAATCTGCTCATAAACCTCGCGCTTCACCATAAACATTCCACCAGAAATGGTATCTGTCTCCTCAATTCCGTTTCCATAATAAGGCCGATATTTACGATCCTCATCATACCTATTAGCTACTGGAATTGGAAATGTCATACCTTTATCATCTGATTTTATGGTTAAACAAGTCGGTCCTATTATATCTTTATCAGCTTTCAAAAGCTCATCAATGGTATTCACAGGGGCGTCCATATCATCATCTATCATTATAAGGTAATCCCAGAAGTCCTCCAGGTAATCTTTTACGATGGTATTTCGAGCATTATCATGAGGTACCAGATAAGGATAAATCTTATAACCAAAAATAAAATTCTGGCTATGGCTCCAGCTAACTAGGCTTAAAGTTAAGGGATGCCAGATCCAACCTTTTAAAGTAGGAATAGTAACTAAAACACGAGGTCCTTTATCAAACTTCCATTTTTTTCTAACTTTACTAAATTGACCAGCAGAATATTTTTTTGAATAAGGGATATCATTATTAAATAATTCTCTAAAAGCAGCAGATCCATAATGATAAATAAAAGACTTTCTAGCTATTACCAGTTTATATCCTGCTTTATTAATCCTAATACATATATCGTTATCTTCCCCTCCTCCTCTGCCAAAACTTTCATCCCAAATTCCAACTTTATCCAGAACCTCTTTAGAAATCAAAAAACAAACTCCCTTTAGGCTCATAGGGTCTTCAATATAAGTAAAATCATCATCCTTCTTATTGAAATCAATATTTTGCTTACTCTTAGTTTCAGTATATGTAGGAGTAACTAATCCAACTTTAGAATCTCGTTCAAATGCTTCCATCATATATGTAAGCCAATTCGGAATAACTACAATATCGTTATTAAGAAAACAAACATGACTGCCTTTGGCTAACTCAAGACCAGTATTCATGGCTCCTGCAAATCCTTTAGGAACTATATTATGAGAAAATTTAGCATCATAAGTCTTAAGGAGTTTAGTTATTTCAGGATCATCTCCCTCTTGTACTAATATTAATTCAAAAGGATATGAAGTATAGTCACGAATACTGTCAAGACACACCTTAGTTAAATCAGGGCGATTGAATACTGGGATAACTATAGAAACTAGGCTAGGATTTACTGTAGACACTAACTTAGGCTCCACAGACCTGTCTTTGGAAGGGGTTTGAAATTCTGTTATGTCAAAATATGGATGAGATACTATGTTGCCTTTTGCGTCAGTATAGATATCATACTTTTTCGTCATAGAATCTTTACCGTTAATGCGAACTAATGATATCTGATTTGCAATAGAATTAAACACATATCCAGCTTGATCCATTCTGAGCCATAAATGCCAATCCGAAAATCTTGAAACTTTTTCATCAAATCCACCTACAGCTAAAAAAGAGTTCTTTTTAATTAACACAGAAGAAGTTACTAAAAAATTCTTCTCTATCAAAAGATTATGATTAAACTCGAAATCGGCTCCATTGAAATTCTTGCCAGTTTCTTCATCTTTTACAGCATATCCTCCATAAACAACGTCAGTTTTTGAACTAATAGCTTTATCATATAAAAGAGACAATGAATTTACACCATAGAGATCATCATCATCCAAAAAAGCTATATAAGGAGCTTTAGCTAAACTGACGCCATAGTTCTTAGGATAACTATGATGTTCATGATTCTTGCTTGTCTTAAAATATTTGAATTTTTTATGCTTCTCTGCATAATACTTAAGTTTCATTTCAGTATTATCTGTAGAACAATCGTCTATAACAATGACTTCATAATCTTTAAAAAACTGGTTACGAATACTTTCTAAAGCATCTAGAATACTTCCTGCCCTATTGTATGTTGTTACAATAACCGATATTTTAGGATTTTCGGATTTTTTGACAACTGATGGCATATTTCCTCCATATCTTTGTTCTTGTCCGAGAGAACTTTCCTGATGTTCAACTATTAACCCATTTTCCAAGTAATACATTGGGACTCTATTTATCTTACAAAGTTGAGAAAAAACAGTATCTTCAAGTACTCGAATGTCTCTATTAGGCCACTTAACTTTCTTAATTATGCTTGCAGGAGCAATTCTGGCAAGTCCTCCAACCATAATAGTCTTCCGAAACGTATAGTGATAATCTGTTATCTCTGAGAATTTAACAAATCGTTCATTTAAGTTAGCATTATCTGAGACAACTCCTCCGAGATTCCCTATTAACCCAACAGGAAACGGAGAAAAGATTGAATCAGGAATGATATTGTGAATCTCTTTTATGTGTTTGAAGAAATTATCTGATCTTAGAACTGCATCGTCATCTAGTTTAAAAATTAAATTTCCTGATAAATCAGGGATGATTTTATTAGAACCTTCACAACCTCCATAATTCTTATCCCAAAAATGAGTTATTAAAGGATAAGAAGTTTCATAAAGTTCCTGTAAGTAATCCGAAAATTCATCACTAGGAGTAACTCCTTGAAAACAGATATGATGTTCGAATTCACCATTCCCCCCAAGTATTCTTATGGATTCAATAAGACGCTTTAAATACAACTCACGTCCCATCGTAAATGTATAAACACTTATCATTTTTCTACTATCGAAAGTTTCGAGATCTGATCTGCAAAGATCTCAGCCCTAATGACTCCATTTGTCAAATTATCCGGATCAATAGCATTTTCATCTTCCTGAGTCAAAGGTCTTCCAAGCAGAGCTTTGATTTTAATTAACTCCAGAGTAACCGGATCTGTTACTTTTAAAACTCTTTCCTGATGAGTTTCGCTATAAGCGATTGCTTCCTCTTTAGTGAGTTCAGTAACGGCAGAATGCCCGATGTAATTACTTATAGAAACATCATCTCCCCAAAGAATCATAGATCCTTTTTTAGAATCTTTTTCAGTAATATACCCTCCTCCTTGAAGAGGAGTAGTATGATAAGCTGGAGGATAAACAATTCCACCAGGACCTTTTTCTAACATCAACTTAATGTATCTCATGACAACCTCCTATGTGTTTAAAAAATTTTTCCAATTTCTCACAGGATTAACAAAACGATCACAACAATGACTATTTATAAAAAGATCACCTCCTCCTTTAAAATATTTCAATTTTTCTTGGTAAGCTATTCCTGCAAATCCTAACTTCTTTAGACTCAATTCTGTTTTAACTGTTCTCTGGTGTCCAGGCGGACGATACACAAATTCTTTAGGTAAAAACGGATTCAAAATTCCAAGAGACTTTCTAACAAAATACTCAGCATCTGGTCTTTCTTGTTCAGGAGGACTTAGATGATCGTACCCATGAACTCCAATTTCTGTCCACTCTCTAAATTTGTTATACCAATCTTTAAAGATTTCAGAATTACTAACATCCTGTTCATACTTAAAGTTTGCTATAACGAAAGCAATTATTTTCAGATTAGGATATTCATCATGAATTTCTTCTACATATTTCCAATATTTTAAATTCTCAGGACAAACATCATCTACTGCCAAAATCACAATTCTCTCCTAAACTCTTTCATTGACCAATTAGCACCAGGACAACTTTTATAATATGCAAACTCATTATGCCCATAAATATTGTCTAGGGACAACTGTAGAACGTCTACAAGCGATCGGACAAGTGTAAGGCATAGTTGCCATTGCTTTTTAGGCACAGAATTCTCATCAAAATTTCCAATACAACATATACCTAAAGATTTATAGTTCATTCCTTGTTGTTTACAATGAGCTCCAGATTCATTCATCATTCTTCCAACAAAGATTTCATAATCATCATTGACTAATTCAATACCATAATGATATCCAACAGTTCTCCATCCTAAAGACAAATGATACTTTCTAATGGCATTCCAAGAAACTGTCTTACCATCCTTAGTCAGACTGTGATGAATTATTATGTTTTTCGGTTCCATTATCTATTCTCATGCTTTTCAGTAAAGTTTCTAAGTTTTTTACTTTTTCGACAATTCTCGTTCTATCTTCTGTACACTGACTAATTAGATCTATCACAACAGATAATTTTCTGGATGTAGTCTTGTCAAACTGTTTTGCCAATGTAGACAAACTTATCAATCTATCACAAAATTCATCATAAACCGATTTATTTATTACCAGAGTCACGACGTCTCCTGTTATCAAAAATGTATAAATTTAACTGTCGTTAGATTCATTTTCTAATTTGCTCAATATCCTTAACATTTCTATTTGAATACTTTCATTCCTATATGTTTGATCTTTTATTGCTTTAATATCCTTTTTAATTAATTCCACACCTGTTTTCAATTCATGAATCTGTTTTTGATTTAATTCTCGATAATTTGTATGCTTAGTTAGCCTGTCATTCTGTCTATCTTGAGCATTAGAATATCCAGCATATATCCAACCACCAGCAGCAATACTCACTATGACAAACATAGCAGCAATCGTAAGTAATGTTTTGGTTTTTAACCTTTCACTAAATCCAGTAACCATACATCCTCTTTCTTCAACAAACTTATCAGCCACTTCTTTTTTTAGCTCTTCTCTGCATTCTGGGCTTGGACAATCCATTTTTTCTCCTTTAGGGAGAATCTTTTTGCTTTAGTCTCCAAAAAATTATTTACTGAATCTCTTATGGATATCATTTGTCATCTGAATTCCAACGGAACCAGTTAGTCTAACTATGTCATTATTATGGATCACAACATAGAGACTAGATGTCTTAGGATCATCTCCACTAATCCATGCCCTACGAAGACTATCCACAGTTAGTTTAAGATTGTTAGCATTGGAAGTGTAGATTTCATCTATCCCTCCAAGAACAAAATTTTCCTTCTGACCAAGATGGATATCAAAATCAGTAGAGTCACATGCTACCATTAACCCTCTAAGTATGCCAGTTTGAACTTTTTCATTTTCACTTACACTAAGAGCTAGAAGCCCTCCTCCAGTAGCATCTTTAGCAATAGTAGCTAAAGTATGTTGTGTGATCGCTGTCCTCTCGAATATTCGTCTCATTTTACCCCTCCTAAGTTATTTTTTCTTAGAACTGTCTTTAACTCTATTCCTTTCAGCTCTTCTTCCTGCCGGATTAATTCTTTTCCTATCTTGTGTTTGATCAGAACTTTTCCCTCTAGTCGATTTTCTTCCAGCTACTTTATCATCTCCACCTGACTTCTGAGCTTTAAACATTTCAATGAACTCTTTAGGATCTATATCAATAGCTTCTCCCCATGTTTCAACAGGGATCTCTAAGATCTCAGCAACTTTCTCTATGTCAGGAACAATCTTGGGAGGAACTCCCATTTGGATTTGTGTATCTATATTTCTTAACATTTCAATGAATATCTCTTTAAGAGCAATTTTTCTGTTCCAATCAAGAGGATCCATTTTAACGTGACAAGGCTTCCTTTTTTCCGGAGGGTAATTAGAATCTACAAGAGGGATTACGATCTGGGTATCAATAGCTTCTTCTAAATCAGAAATTAATCCTTTTTCAGACATGAGAAACACATCAGCATGAACAGAAGAACTGCTATATCCACCACCACTTTCATGAGTCAATACATCCTCTGGAACATAAATAGCCCTAAGACATCTAGCATCCATATGTTTAATCACTTCTATAAACATAGGACCTCTAGCATCATCTGTTAATAAATCTATACTCCACATATTTCCTTTGCCTTCTCTATCTGGCTGGTAAGGAATCACTGCAACTCCAGAACTTATCAAACTAGAACCAAGCATCAAAGCCAATTCCATATTGTCCACTTGAGTACCTGAAGAGTCTGTAGATTTTCCGGGAGGAGCTGTTATAACTGTAGGAGGGGTTCCTCTTCTTTCGTAATATTGCATCATGAATTGATATAAGAGTTCTTTCCAGTACCAAATTTTATATGCGTTCTTTAGCCTAGAAACCCCAAATGGATTACCAAATTCTTTATCGTTGGTAAATAAAAAGGTTTTTCTTAGAGGAAGAATAACTTCTATATTAGCTCCTTCTCCCTCTTGAATAATTTCAATTAAATTTTGCTTATCATCAAACTTCATTTTAATTGATTCAGGATGATGAGGTTTGATTTTCTTATAATATACCAAATCTCCATTGTAATAAATGTTTTCTTTTCCATCTTCTTGGGTTGATGAAATTTTAACATTAGACCTTTCCCATACTTTTTCATGGCTAGAAAATCCATATTCAACAGCAGACATGGAAGATTTAATTAGATCTCTCCATATCTTCTTTAAAGCCCATTCTACAGTCTTGCCAATTTTTTCATCATCACATTCTACTCTCCAATTAAGAGCCAAAATAGGAAGTTTAATTACAGAAAGCCCTACTGCTAACTGAGGATCCCTCTTCATCAAAGTAAAAGTGTCAACATCAATAGTCTCTGGATTATATTCGGCTGGAGAATAAGGTCCTGGGGAAGAAAAAAGAGGATTCTTAAAAGAAGTCATCTCCTTAAAAGACATAGGCTCCATTCCAGGTTGTTTGTATTTTCCTCTCTTCTTAGCAGACTTAGCTTTAGTAATAGGAACTACTTCAGCCATTCTTGTTTGAAGAAATGAAGAAAATTCCTTCTTTAGATCCTTATCAAAAAAAGAAGTTATAAGTTTAACAAAAGGATCATCTTCGGAAACTTTCTTAGGAAATTTTGCTACCCTAGATGAGACAATTTTTTCTGTAGATACTGCTTTTTTTGCATTAGCCATTTTTATCCTCTTAAATGAAGGGCTGATATATAATCAGGAGATTGTAACTTTCTTATATCCATTGGATATTTTAATTTTGGCTTAATAACTTTACCAAAAATTCTTCTACGATTAATGGGAATAATTCTAGCTGTAGAAATAGGCATAACATCTTTGCTCATTATTTTAAGCGAAATTCTATATGGTCTTTCTCCCATGGAAGAAGCCATAGCAATCGCCCAAAATACATCTCCATGATGTTCTCTATTCTTTTCAGCATCAAACATAAACCTACCAGACTCAGTAACTTTTCGCTTAATGGAATGTATCTGGTTTTTAACTTCTTTCTTATTAGGAAGAGCAATAGTTGATTCTTCCAGTCTTATTCTAAAATCTGAACACACTTCTTCTTTCCAAGAATTACTAAAACTAATAGGACTAGTTCTCCATGTATAGTCTGCAAGTTCCTCAGACATATCCATCCCTATACCACCTTCGTCTATGGCTAATTTTAACTGAGGAAATCCATCTAGGCAAGATTTAAGATAAGCCTTTTGAGCTTTAAACTTAGTATGCTTGAAAGTCTTTAAATGTCTTACTACTTGTAATGAAGGGTCAGAACCAATTTCTTCCAGTATGACTAATTCTCCAGCATGTTTCTTTCTTCCAACATCATAGCCAGCAATTAAGGAAGGATTAACTTTATTTTCCTGAACAGCTTTTTGTAGATCTTCGATGTTTTCGTACAGCTTAAAATCAACCTTTGGATATTTATCCTGAACAGGAAAAGGTAATTTTTCTGAATACTCGTCATCAAGCATAAAGATATCATCTATGACTATTTCATACACACACTGATTAATCAAATCTATAGGAAAAAATGATACAGACTCGTCCATATGAAGCAATTCATACTCTTGCTGAAACTGCTCCAAATCCATAGAAATGAAAATTCCAATTATCTTTTCAGAACCAAATCTTGCAACCCTTTCTTCTGTAGTCATCAGGCGAGCTTTTTTGTTAGCTTCTTTAAAATATCCTTTTTTAACAAAATCTATACAATTCCACCACCATATTTCATGATAAGTATAAACTCTCTTAAAAGCATCCTGGGCCGCAATTTCGTAATGAATCCCTTTTTTACCAAGAGGAGAACTCCCTATTGTAAGAGTTCCAGATCCACGTGTTATAATGGGAACAGAAGCAACATATATTTGTTGATCCCATGTATAATGAGCAGCTTCGTCTAAATATATATCAACATTTCCACCCTTACCACGAGGCTCTCTTTGTGCATGAGAAATAATTCTTGTTCGAGATTGAGCTCTTCCATTACGATCTTCAAATTCTAACGAATGTTTATTATCCACTACACACTTTTTTCTTACAGATAAAGGTATAGATTCAAAAAGTCCTCTGGCATACACAATCTTTTCGTTAGCTTCTTCTTGATTGATTGAAATAAAAATAGAAGTGTGATGAGTTTCTAGGTGAGATTTTGCTAATGATCTTCCTGAATAAATATAAGAAAATCCTGTTTGTCGACTTTTATCTATATGAATAAAGAAACTTTTATCTTCTAGATATCTGATTTGGTATAGATAAAGTTTGGTAGGATTACCATAAACATCCTGAGTAAATCCCTCTAGGAAGCCTGATGTGGTAGAAAGCCATGCATCTATTTCATTTTGTGCATCTTTACCATATTTTTTAGCAATTCCTAAAGGAGCTTGTTTGGCCTTCAAGATATCTGTAACTTTAGAACTGCCCGAGATATTAGACTTCTTTTTACGCTTCTTTATAGAAGCAAGGGCTTTTTTTCTTAAATGATTAACTCTAACTGATCCTCCATCTAAAAGATCAGCCAAGTCCGCCGGATCTAACTTTACTATCCCCATCAGCTTCCTCATCAAAACTTCTCTTAGGAGTTACATTTTTAATCTTTTTTTTCTTTTTACTAACTTTTTTAACTTTATGTAACTTTCCAGAAAGAGAATGTTTATAACGATCTTGTAAATTACCAAGATCAGTCACTCCAACTTTGCTTGTAAACGCACCTGGAGTTTCAAGCCTGAGCTCTTTTTGTGTTTCAGTTATCATCCTATGTAGATCTCTAGTGGAAACATCTTTTAATTCATCTTCTACTTCTCTTCTCCTAAGTTCTTCATATAGGTTAGAAAGAGTGATTTTAGCCTGATCTGTTCTAAATCCACTATCTATTCCATGAACTCTTTCTATTCTGAGATTTAATTCTTCTACATATTCTTCCTCTCCGAAAAAGCTTTTAATAGTTGCCTGGGTAGTCTTAAGATGTCTGGCAACTTCTCTTATTGTCATGCTTTTGTCTACCAAGTACAAAATAGACCTTTGGCGCAAAAGATGAATTTCAGGAGTCAAAGTAAGCCCCTGAGTTGCAGGAGCTAAGGCTAAGTTAGCTTTCTTCTTTTTTCCCTTGACTTTTTTTCTCATTTTTGCCTTTCCATTACAGATCAAGTATAAAAAAGGGTCATTATATTTTATAACACACCTTCTGCCAAATAGCAATATAAAAATTTAAAAAGATTTCTAAACTATTTTAAAAAGTTTTTATAAAAATTTCAAGACAGAATTAATAGAAGGTCCTAATTAAGAAAATTGTATATAGTGTAAACAACCAAACTAAAGGAGAAATCATGAGCTATATTCTTATTGTGGATGGAAATCTATTCGCTCGTAAAATGTTTTATAGATTTAAACATTTGTCTTCAAAACTAACTTCTCAAGAACTTGGAATTATTTCCCCAATTTTTCAAAAAAATATTCTAGCCAAACGTTATGTCCAAAGCCAAGATAATGAAGTTTTTAATAAACAGCAAGGCGTTACTGTTAAGGTTACAGATAGAAGAATAGGAGAAAAAATAAAGCAAATAACTGCTCAAAGTTCGGAAATAAAAATCAAGACAGGAATAGCCTATGGAGTCTTAAGGTCTCTAATTTCTTTATGTAATAATTATAATATATCTAAAATGGTTTTTTGCTATGACCCACAAGATAGAAACAGAGCCAAGCAATATAGATTCTTTTTAGATAAAGGATATAAAGCTTACAGAGATGAAAGATCTACAAAAAAAGTA